GTGCGAAGCCAGAAAATGAATCATTAAGAGATTCGTTTTTAGATATAGCAAACTACGCAATCATCGCGATGATGGTGCTAGATAAACAATGGGAAGGCGTTGAATGAAACGCATAGTAGTCCTATCGGATATGCAGATTCCTCTGCATAATAAACCAGCAATTAATGCAGTAATAAAGTTCGTTAAAGATTATCAACCAGACCAACTGTTCTGCGTTGGTGATGAAGCAGATTGTTTAGCACCAGCACGCTGGTCTAAGGGATATGTTGCAGAACATTCTAATCTGCAAAGAGATTTAGATGAAACTACATCTATTATGAGTAAGTTTCGTAAAGCAATTGGAGACCGTGAATTTCATTTAATGAGGTCAAATCACGGCGATAGAATACAAAGATACATTGAGCGCGATGCGCCAGCCCTTGCAACGTTAAGAGATTTAAAGTATGAGAAACTTCTTGGTTATCGTGATTTAGGAATTACTTACCACAACAAACTTTGGAACTTCGCTCCTGGTTGGGTAATGGGTCACGGTGATGAAGGTTCATCATCACGTTATGCAGGTGGTACAGCGATGGCTCTTGCTAAAAAAATTGGTATGAGTGTACTTTGTGGACATACGCATAAACTCGGACTCCTACATTTTAACACTGCGTATAATGGAAAAGTAACATCAAGTCTTTATGGTTTTGAAGTTGGAAACATAATGGATTTAAAACAGGCAACCTACCTCAAGGGAGGAAGTGCCAACTGGGCATCTGGTTTTGGTTTACTCTATATAGATAAAGGTAAAGTTACACCAGTGCCAGTACCAATGATAGGTAATTCATTTGTCGTAGAAGGTAAATTATATAAGTGGTAAATTACATAGAAGAATACGAATCATTAGTTAATTCGGTATCTTATGCTAAAAGCAAAGAATACCCAATGGTTCCTATTCAAGATATAACTCAAGAGTGCTGGCTTTGGTTTGTAGAACATCCAAAGAAAACAGAAGAGTGGCACTCATTAGAAAATAAAAAAGATGCAGTGAGATTATTTGCTAGAGCATTACACAACGCTACAAGTAAGTATTGTCAATACGAAAAGGCTAGAACTACTGGTTATGAAATAACTGATGTGTTCTATTACAAAAGAGACATTGTGGAAGAGTTACTTCCTTCTGTCTTAAGTGGTGAGTTTACTCAACCAGAAAACATTAACGATGTTAACTCTGATAGAAGTAGTAGAACGCCTAGTGAAGGTGGAAATCTTCTTGCTATGCAAGCAGATATATCTAGAGCATTTGAAAAACTAAAAGAAGACCAGCAAAATGTCCTCTATATGTGGTATGAATCAGGTAAAGATTCTAAGTCATTAGCCAAGTTATTATACCTACCTAATGAGAAGGCTGCTCGTATGAGAGTGACTAGAGCCATTGATGCAATCATCAAAAAACTGGGTGGTTATGCTCCATATCGCGACACAGATTATCCTGTTTTAAAAACGCAAAAAGAGGCAGGGTAGGTAGTGATACCTATTCCTGCCTTAAGTCGTGAATTTTGCCCTTATTTTGGCTTATTTGCCCACTCTACGCTTGTTCTCCTTGCCGATATTTTTCTTTCGGCTGACAGCACGCAGGTTACCCTTTGAGTCGTTATGCTTGTTGTTGTCCTTGTGGTCAACGTGGGTTGTTTTAGGAAGGCTTTTACCAGTCTTCTTCTTGTAGTCTAAACGAGCCTTGTTAGTTGAAGTAGTCTTCTTGCCACCATCTTTTTTAATAACATAGATGGGACGACCTTTGTTTTGCTTAGAACCTTTATATGGTCCGTAAACTCTTTTCACAGATAATACCAACAACATCTCTAGTTTCGCCAGGGGGAAGGACAATCCAAGCAATACATAGACCCACAAGGGTAAAGGCTTCGCCAGCCCAAGCATCAAGATATTTCCAGATGAATCTTGATATGTTTCTCATTTTATTCTCCTTGCAGATGTGGATAGTTGTGTTACAATTATAGCACCCAACACTACTTGTTGGGCTTGTTCACGTTCTTCGGGTGTGAACTCGGAACCAAGATTGGAAACAGTGTCTAATGCAGCAGTTATGGTTTCAGATATTTGTTGGATTGATTCTGAAAGAAATTGTGGTACTAGGTTATCAAGAATTGAAGGCTGAGTTTGATTTGCGTCAATGGCAGAAAGAGTTGGCTCAACTTCAGGTATCAAAAAAGAAGGTTCAGAAGAAGGTGAAACGCTAGGTGACGAATCAACAACTGCTTCTAAAGTATCTTGAACACTTGGAGTCGGAGATGGCTCAGGCGTTGAAGACTCTAATAAAACTACAGGGTCTGGCACGGATGGCTCTTGACTTGGAACAACTGGAACCGTTGGAGATTCTGATGGATAAGGAGTATCAGACGGTGACGGAGAAAGAGAAGAAGGCTCAGGAGTTGGCTCATCGATTATCGGTGATAAAGACGGAGTTGGGCTTGGACTAACTACTACTAAATTAGTAGATAGTAAGTAAGAACCAGTAGGATATACGTTGCAACATATGTAAGCATAAGATGTTGCACGAATAAAATACTCACCAACCTGCAATGGTATAGTGATTATGGATGCTAACACATTGCTAGCACTATGAGCACCATCATCATTGTAAGCAATGCGAACAGTGTCTTGCCAGAGTTCAATCCAAGAATCAATGAATCCAACATCGTTAGGTGTGCCAGTAGTGGTTGATATAGTTGCATCAACAGGTTCACTAACAGTGACAGGTATATCCACATAAGGTGTGGTAGAGTCTAAGTTGATTGTCACATCATCAGAGTATGATGGTTGAGCAATCAGGGTAGTAAGGATAAAGATAGTTATGACAGATAATAATTTAAACATTTGGATGACCATTCCTACTGGAACGCGCCGTCAATACCTTGCAGACATTATAAAAGAAAGTCAAGTGTCTCCTGAAAAAATTGTGATTGTACATACAGTTGAATCAGAACCCATAGAGGGTTATTGCTGTATTAAATGATGACTTAAGACTGAAGAATAATCCTATAAATAAAATTGCTTATAGTATGAGAGAACTTAATGCTGTAATTGGATACCCTTTACCATACACAGGGCATATTCCAGGATACTGCTGGGTGCTTGATATTAAATCAAACATTAGGGCAGATGAGAACTTTAGATGGTGGTATGGTGATGATGATATTAGAATCAGGGCAGCACTACAAGGTGAGATTGCTTATGTTCCAGTAGAAGTAGAACACATACACCCGAACCATTTAACATCTACTAATGAAGAATTAATGAAACTTACCAAAGCAGACCAAACATACTTTGAAGAAAAGTGGGGTACATTACTATGACAACAATTATTGGTTTACAAAAACCAGACCACTGTTTACTTGTTGCTGATTCAAGAATTACAGATGATTCAGGAAGAACCTATACTCATCCAGTGGTTACTAAAATAACTAAACGTGGCAAGTTTCTTATAGCAGGAGCAGGGTTAACATTACCTTGCGATATTGTGCAACACATTTGGAAACCACCATCACTAACACCAGTGGCAAACAAAGACCCATACCATTATATGGTTGAAACAGTTGTTCCATCATTAAGATTTACTTTATCAATGAATGGTTATCAACCTGATAAAGAATCAGAAGACCAAGATTTTATTTTTCTCATAGCATTAAACGGTATCATCTACGAAATAGATGACACATTGTCTGTGCTTATGAGAGATGATGGTATCTATGGCATAGGTAGTGGGGCATCTTATGCCATAGGTGCTTTACACGCAGGTGCTTCTTGGAAACAGGCTATGAGTATTGCAGCAAAGAATAATGTCTTTACTGCCCCACCCTTTATTACACATAAACAAACTAAATAGTTAATTGATTACTGAAGTGCCACGATACTTGTGACCCTCAAGACTATAGTTAATAAAAGGATTAAGACTATAGATATTGCATCCATATACTTCTTGAAGTTTTTGTTTTAACTGAATAGTCTGAGCCTCAAATTGCACGGCACGACTTTTAACATTGTTAATATATTCTTCATCATCAAGCATAGTGTCATAAACATAACCATTAACCCAAGCCTTATCATCAAGTTCACCACAATCGTGTGCTACAAGAATAATATTCTTAGCACCAAGATGTGCAGCCAGATGAATAGCAGAGGTTATACTAGACCAAGAAACAACCAGATGATTGTCCCCAGTAGGGAACTCATTTAATATATTAGTTTGCTTATCATAGTTTTCATTATGCTCAAACTCATACAAGTTATCAAACTCATTAGATAATTTACCAGCACCATTAGCACCAGTGTTACCGTAAGAACAAACAATCTTAACATCAGGTATATGTCTAGCCCAATGCTGTGCATCACTATGATACTTAGTAACAATGTAATTAGTGGTAGGTAAATATACTGAACCTACTTCATTAACAGATACTGTTATCTTATCTTTAAAGAACTCTTTATCTATAAAGTTTAATGTTGCACCTGAACCAAGCACATAAATGTCTTTATCTTTATGTTTGTTTTTTAATTCAGATACAGGTTTTAAACCCATTTAACTAGCGAGAATATCCTTTGGGTCTACATCTTTACCAGCAGACCAACGAACATTATCCCTTGCTTCAAAGTGTAAATGTGGACCAGAAGAGTTACCAGTGTTACCTGATTCACCAATGTGTTGTCCTTTAGTTACCTTATCGCCAGCCTTAACTAATGATTTAGATAAGTGTGCGTAGATAACCCAAACATCTTGACCAGCAATCTTTTGTACAATTTGTGTACCATAAGACTTGCCCCAGTTAGCGTTAGTTACTGTGCCATCGGCAACAGCAAGAATATCTGTGCCTTCTTTGCAAGCATAGTCAACACCAGTGTGATAACCTTTTGACCACATCTTGCCTAATTTTTTGTAGGCAGTGGTAATCTTTCCATCTTTAATAGGTGAAGCCATTCTTATTTGCCACCTTCAGATTTCTTGTTAGCACGTTTAAATACTGCATCTACTTCTTCTTGTGTAAGTTTGCCATCATCTAAAAATGCTTTGGCTAAATCAGTAATAACCTTGGACACACCAAGGGCACCAGCAATAAGGGCTGATTGAACTGGTTCAACACCAGCAAATGCACCAGCACCAATAGCAGGTAATGCCATTGTTAAGAACAATGCAACAGAACGAAAGATTACATCTTTCACAACACTTAATTTCATTAAGATAGTTTCCTAACAGTTAGTAGAAGTTTGCCACCAAAGCCATTAAATCTTTCACTTGGTGGTGTAGCAGAAAAGAATCTAATCTCTTCTATTAGAGCAGAGAAAGTTTCATCTGTTCTAAAATCTTGTACAACAACAATGTTGCCATTTCTTTCTAGTTCTTCTAAGGCAGTGATACGGTCAAAAGCCCTATCATCCTCAGAACCAACTAGGTTGTTATATTTATCCATCTCCACGTCATAACAGTACAATGGGTATTGGATAAGTCTTTGTTTAAATATTGCAGGTAAAGCCTTGATTTGGTAGCCAGTCATAATCGCACCGTTAGCAGTGTTGGCTGTGTCTCGTTTTAATGTGAACTTAAAAGCCAAGAACTCTTGACCACCAGTAGGTCTAGCCACACCCAAATCTTCGTTCAAGTTCTCATCGGTAACGTTGTACAAAAGTGTGTCAACTTCTGCACCAGTAATACTATTAACATCAATAGTTGTTGTGGTGTTCAAAGTTCCACGAACTTTCAGGAACTTAAAGTATTTGTTTTCTAATGTGGCGTAACGAATGAAACCTGTGCGTAAGTATCCTGTTGCAGCAAGTCTGGTTGCTGCTTCAATGTAACTATAGTCTGTGTCAAGGGCAAAGATTTTACGGTCAGATGTACCCAAGAAAGCCACAGCCTTACAGTTCTTAGCAACATTCTTAAAGATGTCGTGAGCGTAAGCAAACCTGAGAGGACTAATCTGTTCGGATAAATCAATACGAATCAGACCACCTTTGCCGTTAACCTCGGCAGTAGCCCAACAGAATCTATCTCTGAAAGCAAAGTCATAGACTGGTTGTTCTGTTTCTGCAATTAGTGGACCATAAGCAATTGACCCATCATCAGGTGAAACTGTTGCAACACGGATACCTTTAGAAGTACCGATAAGCATATAGCCCAAGTATTGTTTGATGGCATAAACCAGTTCACCATCAGGCATCTGTGCTGACACAACAGCAGATGTTAGCGAAGTGATAGCACCAGCATCAGATAAAGTAAATTTGTAGATTGATGATTGTGTGCCAGCGTAACCTGCCACATAGATTGCTGCACCAGATTCTGCAATACTTGTGAAAGTATATGAAGTGTTAGGGTGAGTAAATATTGGTGTAGGTAAAGAAGATGTTGATGGGGTTAATTCATAAACTTTGTTATCTGCTGCAAGAATAATACGACCTTTAACCCAGTCCATTACAACTTTACCGTCAGTAAATTGGTATGAGTTAACGTTGAACATTAATGTGTTAGCAGTTGTGGAATCCCCAGTTAAAACCTTCTTGTAAAGATGTGCTTTCTTTGTGGTATCCAAAGCATTAGTTGCCCAATAGGCTGTTGTTCCATCATCGCATATTGCATAAACAGGGTCATCAGTTAAACTGTTGTAATCAATGAAATGAATAAGGTCTGTTATACCAGTACCAACAGGTGATACAGCAGTTGAAGTAACATTAGATGCTGTTTTTGCGTAAGTAAAAGTTGTGGTTGTTGGAACACCAGTAACACGGTATTCACCATTGAATGTGGCATCAACACCACTAATATCAACTTGCATACCAACAGCCAAACCGTGTGCTGCAGTAGTAGTCAAAGTAGCAACATTAGATGTTAGTGCTTTGTTGTTGATTGAGAAAGTTATTCTTGGAAATACTTTGTCAACATCGTGACCATCAAGAAGCAGTGCTTCGTCTCTGCTTGATTCACGAATGGAACGAAGTTTAAGATTACCTGTGGTAGTTATATGGCTAGTATCAACATCTTTCAGTAAACTGATTTGACCCTTAGTCCAAACATCCACACCCTCAGAATCCTGAAACCTGAAACGCAAAGTCTCATCCTGGCTTGGTTCAAAATACTTTGCCCCTGCACCAAGATGAAAAGATGATTGACTTCTAAACCACCAGCCTGTGAATGATTGTTCACCTGGTTCAGTGGTTTGGTCTATCTGTTCACGCTTGGATGGGGCTGATTCTCTACGGTATGGTTGCTCATCTGTGGCAGCGATAAAGAATGGTTTGTCGTTTACTGCTATGTCGTATGATACTGAGTCTAAACCATAGAGTTGTGTGTCTGTTGAGACGGATAGGTCAATGGCTAATGCTTCGGTAATATCATTTATTGCCATTATGCTCCTAGAACTATTTGTAACTCTTCTTCGGTTAATCCGATACGTTCAAGTATTGCTGCTTTTTGTTGTTTTCTTTCTTCATATTTGGCTTCAAATAATTCTTGTTCTGCTCGGTCTTTAGCACGTTGCTCAAGAAATGCTTCTTTATCTTTGCCAGTTAACTCTATTGGGTTTCCATTTTCGTCACCAATAAATATTTGTTCTTCATTTATATTAGTCATCATTTATTATATCCAAACACTTGAACTTTTCCTGTTACATTTGCACCACTGCTTAACAAACTAAATCCTGTAAAACTTGTAGTTGCTTGAAAACAGTAACCTTGTAATAGAATTTCAGAAGTTTGATTTTGGTCTGCTCTATAATACATTTTATGAAAAGAAGTAGTTAATTCTGTATTGAATGGATTGAAAACATCAATATCTCTATAACTATAATTTGTTTGTATAGAATCAAAAGAATGAGAAGTTCCAGAATCATTTCTTGAACCAAAAACTGTAGTACTTGCTGCACCTAAATTTTGTCTTGCATAATTTGCTGTTGAATTATCAGCATTATCTACTCGGTAACGAAGAGAAAATGTACCAGAAGCACTTGCTCCAACCCACCATAACATTATTTTATAATTATCATAAGTTGAACTAAACACGTTGTTTATAGGTTGAGAAGTAACTCCTGAAAAACTTGTAGTGTTAATTAATGTTAACCCTTGTTTTTCAAGTGTTGCAGCATTACCACCTAAGTCTGCTAGGTCTCTTGCTCTAGTCATTTATATACCCACAATCTGTTTCGCTTCAGCCTCAGTCAAACCCAAAGCCTGTAATTTTGTTAAAGCAGACTCCTTAGCAGCAGCCTTAGCAGCAAGTTCAACCTGCAACGCAACCTGCTCTTCACTTAACTCAGACTCAATAGAATTTAAAACATCAATTTCATCTTGACCTGACAAAAATATTTCTTTACCATCTACATAAATTTTCATTTGTTATACCCATAAATCTTTAGACTACCTGTTATATTTCCTGCACTTGGATAAATCTGGAACCCAGTTAACTGAGTTCCACCACCAACTTCATAGTAACCAAAATGGCTATTCCAACCACCTTGAGTACTATTAGATTGACCAGAAATTTGATGAGAAACTCCACCAGAATAATTTCCTAAATCAAAAGCACAAATTGATTCGTGTCCAGAAACACTTGAATCATCTTTTAGAACTGCTTCAGCACCATTATTTTTTGCAAAAACAACTCCTGAAGTTCCAAGATAAGCAGTATAAAAACCTGCTCCATAATAACCAGTAGTTATATTTCCACTTGAATTTCTAAACCTAAACCTTAATTCTGCACCAGCAGTTGTACAATAACTATTAACTATGACTCTATAAGTATCATAAGTGCTAGATAAGAAAGATGTTTCAGTAACTGTTGTAGCACCAGAAAAAGTTGTGGTTGTAAGTAAAGTCAACCCACCGTTAGCCCACTTCAAACCAGAAGCAGTAGAAGAATCAGCAGCCAACAACTGATTATTAGTACCAACAGCCAACCTGCCAACAGTATCAGCAGCAGTACCAACCAACAAATCACCCTTAGCATCAACAGTAGAAACAGTCAAAGCATTAGCAATATTGAAAGGAACATAAGCAAACACCTCAACCACATCAGAAGCCACCAAAGCAGTCAAATTACCAATAGAAGTACCATTAGTTGCTGTGTAGTCTTGCCCACGCACCAGGTTCACACCGTTTAAAAACACTTGTTCTAAACCTACTGTGTAGGATAATGTTTTTCCGTCTGCGTCTGCACCACTGATGGATGTTTCTCCACCTGTTGCCACGTATCTGTAGCGTGTTAGTTGTGAGGTTGTGCCTACACCAACGTTGAAATTATTAATTGCCATTAGTTATTTCCTCTACTTCAGCCACGTTGCCGTTAGCAACCCATTCAAGGTATTCTTTATAATCATTGTTTGCTTCATCAAAAGGAATAGAAGCACTGTCTGATATTCTTTGTAGTATTTGTCTACTGTTTATTGATAATATTTTATACATAGTTATAACTCAATCTGTGCTACATAGTTAGCACCAATTAAATATCCAGCAGGTGATTGTGTTGCTGTTGCATACATTGCAAAACTATTTTGATTAATATAATCAGCAATACCATTAAAACTATTTGCAGCACTAAGTCCGTAAATACTTCCACTGTTACCTGTTGATGGGTTATATATAGTTACAGTTGGGGCTGCTCTCATAGGTACTTTAAGGAAAACAGGTATTGAACTTCCGTAACCACCTGTTGTTATTGAAGACCATATTACTGCTTGTGCTTCAGTTCCTGTGGCTCCAGCAAAAACTGATTGATTGTAAGATTTTTGATAATATCTCATACATTGTTGAAGGTCAACATCAAATGGTTTAAACTCGTAGTCTGTTGCAACACTACCAACTTCAAGTTGTACACCTGTTATTTGCCAGTAGTTGTTTGTTGATGCAGCAACGTTAACTTGACCAACAGCACGATTAGCAGAAGTATTAGATTGCCAAGTAGTTGCTAAAGTACCTGAAGTAAAATTTGTTCCAGCACCTAACCAAAATTGAATATCTAAAGAACGAGCATTATCGTTATCAAAAACACCAGTAGTATCAGCAGGAAAAGTTATTGTTTTCTTTTCCCAAGTTGCTGAGGCACTAACCGTATAAGATTTAGAGACAATACGAGTATTATCTACATCAAATAAACCAACAATATATGTACCAGTAACATTTGCTTTAACCCAAAAAGATAAAGTTAACTCTTTAGCAGATGATGTACCTTTAGCAATTTGTTGAAGATTTTGTCCTTCAAGTCTTGTTTGAGGAACCATATAATCACCAGCGGCAGGACTTGCATCTGCTGTTGTGCATAACCATTTCCAAGATTTTCTAAAACCAGAACCAGTTGGTGCATCATTTTCAACAGAGTTAGTCCAAGTGCCTATAGTACCAATTTGAGAAGTCCATCTATCGGCTGTTGCAAGTGAATCAGCAGTAATACCAGTAACAGAAGTTGCACGTTGTGCAACCTGCATAGCACCATTAATAATCAGATTCTTAAAAGTAGGAGGATGAGCCAAACCACCAACACCATTACCAGAAGCATCAACACCAGCAACAGTCACACCAGCAGTATTCTGCAACTCCAAAATATTAGTAGACTGACCTGTTGAAGCCTTAGCCAACAACTGGTTTGTAGCACCAACATTTAAACGATTAACAGCCATTAAACTATCTCACTTCCGAAAGCGTTGAAACTTAAATCAGCAGTTGAAGCATAAACAGTAATAACATCAGCAGCATTCAAGGTAATACCAAGAGTTAATGCTGTTGAATCATTAGCCGAAACAGTAGCATCATAAGCAATATAATGTTGATTTGCTTGAGAAGCACCATCAGGTCTAACTGATATGCGATATGTAGCAGCAGATGCTGCACGATTACAAACAACAATAGTAGAAATCACTGCCTCAGTAGCACTAGGAACAGTGTACAAAGTTGTTGCCGAAGTTGCACTAGGAGCAGATTGCCCAAGCACCTTATAGGATGTAGCCATATTTTTCCTTATCCTCCCATCAAAAGTAGGGATGAAACATTATCGCCACTACCTGTGGCGTTTAATATTGTGTTCGAATTAAAATCAATAGTTTTATTAGTAAGAGTCTGTGCATCACTTGTGCCAACAACAGAACCAGTAACACCGTGAACACTACTCGATGCAGCCATATGATTCTGTGGCTCTTGTAAATCGCGAGCAGTAATCATATGTCTTACTTCAGAACCAATAGCGTGTGAAACAGCAGAGGTTCCATCTTGTGCTCTAGTAATATTAACAGTTGTACCAGCATCTAAAGAAAGAGCAGTAACAATTTCTTCATTAGTAGTATCTGGTTCTATTACTAAAGTGAAAGGGTAAGCAGGAATACCTGTAAGGTTATTCAACTGCATTGTGGTAACACTTGAGTTCATAGCAAGAGCAAGTGTTTTAGCGTCTAAGGTTGAAGTATAATTTCTCATTTGTTATGACTCATATTTTTCAAGATACATAATTGCTTTCTTTAGTATGTCTGGACTATCTTTTAATAATCCAATTCCTGTATTACATTTATGACATAAAATACCACGTTTTGCTTTACTTATATGATTATGGTCTGCGTGCCAATCAACTGCTCCAGATTCATCAGTACCACAAATAGCACAACAGTAATTTTGTTCTGCAAATTTTGCATTAAAATCTTCTTGAGTAAATCCAGAATACTTAAACCTATTCCAGTTTTTAATTTTTTCTCTGTATTTTTTTAACTGCGTTTCACTTGGTTTCCATAATTTAATACATTCTCTACATTGATTATGTATACCTAAAGGAGCATTTTTGCTTTTATTAAAAGACTTGATGTCTTTTTCTATTTTACATCTGCTACATTTTTTAGTCATATCAACGAGTATAGTGAACCCTTATAGGATAACGGTCTCTCAGTTTTCTTGACTCCTACAAGACAAAGGCAACCCAGTAACATCCTCATAATCGTCTTGGTCTATTTCAAAAGTATCAGGGTTAGTTGTGTAAAACACTTGCACTGTTCTTCCTGGAACAATGGTGTCATAGATTGATAAAGAAATGTTTGAGTTAAATTCTGTGGTGTTAGCCATTGGGTCTATACGCCAAGACCTAACAGGATACCATTCCTCGGTTGGTCCAATGGATTGCCAAGCAACAGCCAAAACTTTTTCAACACCATCAGGTAAAGCGTAAGTTATTTGTGCAGGTGTGTATTCAAAAGTGTATGTGCCAGTACCAAACAAAGTATCACCAACAGCACGAACAGTGTCATTAATTGCTTTCTTAATATTGTTTCTAGGATAAGTTGGTTTAACAATAACTTGTGTACCAGAAGTGTGAGAAGACTTTGTTGTACCCAAATATCCTCTACCGTATGGTGGGATGGTGATAACACCTGTTGACTTGTTGTATGAGTCAACCCAAATAAGTTCGTCATCTATTTGAATCATACCTTTAGCAACATTGTCTGCTGATGCTAAAGTCATACTTGTAGCAGTTGAGGTCACATTAGCAGTTAAATGTGTTGACCTGTCTTGACGTAAAGTGAAACCTTGAAGGTTTAACGCTACCTCATCAACCAGTTCTTTAAACGTTGGCATTATTCTTTTGCATCCATTCTAAATTATCTATCAATCTTTTCTCACTAGGATTACCTTGCACTGCTTTAATTCCGTATTCAATTGCTTCATCTTTTTTACCAAGATACCAGCCAGATATGGCTAGTAAATCAAAACATTTCCAATTCCAAACATCATCATTAACAAGATAATGTTTTTCCTTAGTTAAAGTATTAACCTTAATTGCAGAGTCCCAGCAACCTTGCCAGTTCTGTATCTCATAATTAAACTGTGCTAACGAATACCAGGCTTCTAATTGGTCTGGTGCTTCTTTCACACCTTTAACAAACCAGTCCCTTGCCATTTCTTTATTGTTTAAGTTAACAAAAGCCTGTGCTGCTGCCCTGCAAGATGCGGCACGTTCAATGTACCAACCACCTGCTTTAAGCATTTCCTCTGCAGATTCAATAGTTTCTCTCCACTTACTGTGAAAAAAATATTCTCTGCAAAGATAAGCCCACATTCTTGCATCATTAGGTGCTTCAGCAACAGCCATCTTTAACATTGGCAAATACTGTGACCGAGACTTATTGTCATCAGGTCTGTGTGCAACAGTTAAATCTAAAGTAATACTTTTCTCTTCACCACCAAAGAAGTCACCATAATATTCTGTGACCTCGTGGCAAGGTTTAACCCAACGGTAACCGTGCCTGGAATGAAAACGATTATTGTTTTGCCACTTGTATCCTGTTTCCCAAGTTAACCAAATACGGTTAACATCAGGTGTCCAGTTCTGTCTTACGACATCAAAGAATCCATCTTGCGGAATCTCATCCATATCAAGGGAAAGACACATATCAACATCAGCAGGTAACAAAGCAAGAGCAGCGTTACGCGCATCATCAAACCTGAACGGTTGAACCGATATTTGATGAACGATAACATTAGGTGCCCCTTGTAGTAACTGAACTGTTTTATCTGTTGAACCAGTATCAGCAACCAGTCTTATGTCTGCATCTTTGGTTGCTTCCAACCAGCGCATAACGTGTTTCTCTTCATTTAAAGCAATTGCGTATACAGCGATTTTCATATCGTCCCCAATATGTTATTTGTTACATTCCACCAAGAAATAATACAACTGGAATAGCATCAGAGCCAGCACCAGTTGCTCCAGTAACACCAGTTGGTCCTGTTGCCCCAGTAGCACCAGTAGGTCCAGTTAAACCAGTCGGTCCAGTACTTCCTGTTGGTCCTGTACCACCTGTCGCACCTGTAACCCCTTGAATACCCTGCTCACCCTGAGGTCCAGTTGGACCTGTTGAACCTGTCGGTCCAGTCGCACCAGTGTCACCAGTGATACCTTGAATACCTTGTTCGCCTTGGGGACCAGTAGCACCAGTTGAACCAGTTGCTCCTGTAGGACCAGTATCGCCAGTTGCGCCTGTAGCACCAGTAACACCTTGTAAACCTTGAGGACCTGTCGGACCTGTTTCACCAGTTGCACCAGTTACTCCTTGGATTCCTTGGTCACCTTGAGGTCCTGTTGCTCCTGTTGGTCCAGTTGCTCCTGTATCGCCAGTAAGACCTGTGGAGCCAGTAGCCCCTGTCGGACCAGTAGGTCCAACATCACCTTGCGCACCTGTGGGTCCTGTGCTTCCAGTAGGACCTGTTGAGCCAGTCTCACCTGTTGCTCCAGTAGGTCCTGTAGAACCTGTTTCTCCTGTTGCACCTGTAACACCTGTACTTCCTGTAGCCCCTGTAGGACCTGTTATAGAGGCACCTGTGGCACCTGTAGCCCCAGTTGGACCAGTGACTGTAGAATCAGCACCAGTAGGACCAGTGGCACCTGTAATAGCAGGACCAGTAGAACCAGTAACACCAGTTGGTCCAGTATAACACTGACCTCACTAATAGTTTCTTGTATTGTAATCTCAGTTGCCATTTAGCGAGTGACCTCTCCTCTGACAACAAATTTTCCTTCAAGAACCCTAGTGACAACACTGTTAGCAGTTTCAGTTAATTCTAAATCATAAGTATGACGACCAGCAGGTAAATCAGTAGTGTTCGCTGCTGTTAAAGATAAAGTTACAGTACCATTTGAAGAAAAAGATATTCTACTATTAGCAGTAGTTAATTCAATAAGAACAGTGCTAGCGTTAAGAAAAGAACGAACTTGCATTTTACCTGTATAGTTGCCAACTAAGTTCCAAGGAGTACCATCAGTTTTAATTGTGAAAGTTAAACTGAAAGTAGAACCTTGGTCACAGACCATATTGTATCTACCTGACATTATTTCTTCTTTCTTGCCACAGCAGCATTATCTACTAGGTTTGGATACTTTCTACCAGCAGCCTTAGCGCGAGCCTTAGCACTTTTAATTTGTGTTGGAGTTAGTTTCTTAGAAGTTTTCTTAGGGTTCTTTTTATCCCAAAATGCTTTCTTTTTCATCTGCAGTTACAGTCCCACGCTCTTAAAGATTTGTTTATACGTGAATTAGGGTCACGCGCCGTTTTAGAAGAAGTACGTTTAGACTTCATACCACACATACGACTACAAAAAGACTTACGTCTTGCTGCAGATTTAGGTGATTTTTTGGCTTGACCTGCTTTGACAGGAGGTTTAAGATTCCCACCAGTTGTTTTATTGTATGAAGCACGACCTTTGGCGTTTAGTCCGCCTTTAGGGTTCTTTCCTTCTTTACGTGTCCAAGCAGGTGATTTAGCCATTTAGTTAGGTGTTCCGAATTTCTTAGTCTTTGTGTTAAACTTTTGTTTAAAAGTTTTACCACTCTTTGCACGTTTTGGTTGCATATTTCTTGGAACAGAAACTCCTGCACCCAAGTTACTAAACATTTTACTTTTAGGTGCTCTTGCTGCTAATGCTTGTTGAACAGCACCAGTAGAACGTTTAGCAGCAACTTTCTTTACAGTTGATTTTACAGGACCAGCCATAACTCTAGCCCTTTTGGTTCCCATAACTCCACCAACAGGTTGGGTTGAACGAGAAGCACCAGCAGTAGCCTTGGCTACTCTTTTTGCTCCGTACATACGTTTTACTGCTTCTTGGTATTCTGCACTCTTACGAGTTTTTGCAGCACTAAGAGCCTTATTCATACCCATTTTTTTAATTTCATCAATTGTTGATTGTTTAACTTTAATCTTTGCCATAGTTATTTACCCTTTGGTTTTTTTGGAACTGCTTTTTCAATGCTTGATGGCTTTGGTGCAATTGGCATACCCATTGGGTTATTACCTTTAGCGTTAGCCATAGCGTGTTCTAGATTAGGATAGTTACATCCACAAGTTGCGCACATTATCTTTTCTTCTTTCCTTTAACTTTTTTTAAATTAGGATTTGCTTTCTTAGCAGCAGGTGAAGCCTTACGTGCACCAGCAGCAAGAATTGCGCCAGCAGATTTCATACTCACACCTTGTTTCTTAGCAATACCCTTTTGGGCAGCCTTAAAACCCATACCTTTTTTAGCCTTCATTATTTCTTCTTACCCATTTTTTTCATCTTAGCCATATTCTTCTTTTTCATATCGGCTTTTTTCATATCCATCATTTTTTTGCCTTTAGGCATTTTTTTACCGTACATCATATTATGCTCCGTATGCTCTTCCAGTTTTGTTTGATATATCTATTGCCTTACGAATATCTTTCGTCTTAGTGGTATCAGGTTGAATACCCTGTGCCCTAGCCGAACGATACAACGCAAGTTCGTTATCCCACTTCTTTGCTGACATTGTCAATCTAGTGGATGCTTCTCCAGCGTTCAAATCAACAGTAGAAGCCTTGCAACCAAAACATCCTTCAATGAACTCTGGATGTTTTCTAATTCTGTGTAAACTCATTCTTGGTCCCTAACACTTTCTCAATTCTATCAATGGCATCCTTTAAAGATGAACCACCATTATGACTTAATTCACCGTCAAGTCTATTTAATCTTTCCATTACACTTGGAACAGGGTCTCTACCTGGACCACCAGGCTCGCCTTCCCAATCGCGGCGAAATTTTTCCAACCATTCCATCATAGAACGAATCTTTCTCAGAGAAGGGGCAATCACAAAATATACAGAAGCAAGCGCACTTGCAGTCGCACCTGCGACTAGAATATTGTTTATCATCCTTCAAAGTTACTTTCAGTAATGCCGATGCCAGCGTTAATAAGTGCAGTCTTTTGTGCTTGTGTGACATCATATTCGTGCCCTCCTGCATAGTACTCACTAGCAGAATCTATTTGGTCTGTTGATGGAACTCTTAACTTGTAATACTTATTACCAATTTTTAATACACTAATACCACGAGTTAACTTGTAACGATAGAATAGACCAAAACCTGCTGGTCCTTCTTCAACTGTGGGTGGAAAAAATATTGGCAATTTAAAATCCTTTGAATAAGAGTAGCCCCCACTTGACGCGAGGGCTACCGTTAAATGAATCTAACTATGCAGCGTTAATGCTGGATGAAGATTCAATTCTGTATAAGGCTTCTTCGCGATAACGCTTGAATCCTAATACTCCGTACCAACCAATTGGGCGCAAGCGCATCAATTTGTCAGTTACGTTTCCAATCACTACGTGTGGTTCTTCAGCAACTGCTTCAGCAAGTGCTTGTTGACCAGCAAGGATTGTACGGAACACGCGTGCACTTGAACCACCATCGGTGGCGTTGTACATACGTGGTGATTCGATG